AATGACTGACATTTATATTGAAATATCTAAGCTGACAGATAAGTTTAGGACAATGGCTTATGGATTAACAACAGATGAAAATAAAATAAATGAAGCGGTGCAGGAGTTGATGCTCTATTTCCTTCAAATGAATCCCTCAACATTATCTTCAATTTGGGAAAAAGATGGAATAGATGGAATAACAAGATATGGTGCTGTGGCATTAAGAAGGGCATTAACAAGCACAAGGAGTAACTTCTATTATAAGTATGAAAAGTATTATACACATATTGATAGTGCTATTTATAGTTCTAATAAAACTGATGCTAATGAGTATTATGTTCCTAATACTTTGCATTATAAAAATATTTCAAACATTCCGAATGAAGAAGTAGACAATCATAAGCTAATGAAATTAGAGTTGATAGATAAAGAGTTAGACAAGCTAGATAGTTGGTATGATAGAGAGTTATTCAAGTTATACTATTCAGGAGAAACATTAGACAGTCTAGCTGCCAAGACTAAGATAAGCCGCAATAGTCTTTTTACAACAATAGATAAAGTAAGAACAATAATTAAAAAGAAATTAAATGAAGATGTATGATCCAATAAAAAACAACAGTTTTGTAATGCAGTTTGGTTTTAAACACCCAGATGACAGGAGGAACTATTAATAAGTTTTTTGTTCCTGATGAAGTCTATGAAGATAGGATAGCAATATGTAAAGAATGTGTTTACTATTTCAAGCCAACAGGAACTTGTAAGCGGTGTTTGTGTTTTATGAAAGTAAAAGCAAGACTAGCACCAATGGCTTGCCCTCAGAAGTATTGGGATAAAACAACTGAAGTACAAACACCTGATGACTTGCCGCAAGAGATAATAGATGAAATATTAGATATGTGGAAAGACTTAAAGACAGGAAGAGCAAAAAATGTACAAGCTAAAAAATTAATGATAGAAACCTACAACACAATACACATGACTAATTATTCTCCCACTACCAATTGCGGATCATGTATATCAACTTGCTTTGATGCAATAAAAAAACTATATAAAAAATACAGCGAATGAGTTACTTATCACACTTAAAGAGAACCAAGTATCACTATCAAAGCAGATGGATAGTTAAATATGATGACAATGAATTAGTAAGAGAGGTCAAGCTAATATTCAATCCTGAAGAATATCGTAAGTTTAAAAGACCTAGAACATTAAATACCCAAGATGGATTAATAAAAATTTTAGAAAATGACAAAGAAAGAAGATTACAAAAAGACTCCTGAGCCTAGTTATTATTTAGGAAAGTTATATGGCTATACAGCAAAGAATGTAGTAGCTGATTTTGATTTGAGCTATAATTGTGGTACGGCTGTGACATATCTATTAAGAGCAGGAAAGAAAGAAGGCAACCCTGCCGAGCAAGATATACAGAAAGCAATTAATCATTTACAGTTTGAATTAGATAAGCTATATCAAAAGAGTGAAACTAGAACAGGAGGATTAGCAAAATGAGTTTATACAAATGTAAATGTGGAAAGGAGAAGGAAATAAGAAAGCAGACTATTGGTCTTAGAGATGGTAAGTGGGTTTGTATTCAAGCTCTTTGTGATTGCGGTTTATATATGGAAAGCGAACCAGAAGAAGGAATGCCAAGTCTTAAAAGAACAGAAGAGTCTTTAAGCAAAAAGAAAAGACATGATAAACTATGGGCAGGTGCTAAAGAAAAGCTAGTAGGAGAAAGAGGTATTAACGAAAAATTTGACTAATGAAATTATTATATTTAATATTGTATATGCAAACACAAATGCCAGTTAATTGGTGCGACTCAGTATCTTACTCAGTATATCCTAATCCTAATTTAGTGTTTAGTGTTTTAGGAGAAGTTACTGATTCATTAAGTAGTTATTCAGACACAGTTGATTTTTCTTGGGAAGTGTGCAACTCCTCACTTTGTTTTAGTGGCTTTGGGCAATATGCTTCTTTTCCATTAATACAACAATCAGATACAATTAAAGTGTGTTACTCGGCTTATATTATGTTAAACTGGCAAACAATAGAAGCGTGTTATTCTTGTGATTCATTAATACATAATGGGCAAGAATGGGTGTTGATAGGTGGTGGTACTGTTGGGATAAATGAAATACCATTAAGATCAACTAATAACATATACAATCTAAAAGGTATAAAGCTTTTACAAGCACCTAAGAACATGATGTATATTAAAGGCAGAAAGCTATACTATAAAAATAATTAATAATAATTTCTATTATATACTATGAAACAACAAGTTAAGATCAACCTAGTAAGGGGAAACCCTAACAATCCTAGAATAATTAAAAATGATAAGTTTAAAAAGCTAGTCAAGTCTATAAATGAGTTTCCTGAGATGCTAAAGCTAAGACCTATTGTAGTTGATGAAGATATGGTAGTGCTTGGTGGCAATATGAGATTAAAGGCTAGTAAAGACGCAGGGCTAAAAGAAGTATGGATAGAAGTAGCAGAAGGACTTACTGAAGAACAAAAGAAAGAGTTTATAGTAAAAGACAATGTAGGATTTGGAGAATGGGAATGGGATATGTTAGCTAATGAATGGGATAGTGTACAACTTGCTGAATGGGGTTTAGATGTATGGCAGAATGAAGATGACTTAGAAGAACCTGACTTTAATGAATTAACAGATAGTAATAGTAAAGATGCAGTTATAAAAATAACATTTAAAAATGAAGAACATTTAGAAGATGCAGAGAAAGAGATAGCAAACATAGTAAGGAAATATGAAAAAGCCTTTTACTCAGTTAGTTCAGAAAAGTGAGATTAGAAAAAGCATCATATAAAGCAGTAAAATATGCCTGTCTTAAATTTCACTATGCTAAGACAGTTCCTGTTACTAATATATCTTATTCAGTATTTAATAATAAAAATGAATGGTGTGGTGTTATTTGTTATGGTTTAGGGGCAAACTTTGCTCTAGGAAGGGCTTATGGAGTAGTATCAGGACAGTTTTTAGAATTAACTAGAATGGCTCTAAATGGAAAGCAAGAAAGTACAAGTAAAGCAATGGCAATATCTATTAAGCTACTAAAAAAGAATAAACCATTAGTAAAGGTTTTAATTAGCTATGCTGATAAAGGACAAAAACATTTAGGGATAATTTATCAAGCTACAAATTGGCTTTTTGTTGAGCAAACAGAATCAAGTGGCATAGAAGTATATTATAAAGGAAAATGGAGGCATAGCAGAATATTAGGTAGTGTATCAAAAAATAATCAAAGTAAAATAAAAAAAAGAAAGAAATCAGGAAAATATAAATATATATATCCACTAACAAAAGAATTAAAAGATAGGTGTTTAGAATTAAAAAAACCTTATCCTAAAAATGCGAGTAAAGCATAAGGAGTAATGCGTTGGCTATTCCAAGTCAAAGAAGGGGTGCAATTCCACCTACTCGCTCTAATATAAAAAAAATGGAACAAAATAGAACACAAATCAACAAAGATAGAATGCTCAAAGCCTTAGAGAGTTCACTAGGTGTAATAACAACAGCTTTAAAGGCTTGTGATTTATCAAGAACAAACTTCTACAAGTGGTTAAAAGAAGATGAAGATTTTGCAGCTAAGGTTGAAGAAATAGAAAACATACAGCAGGACTTTATTAAGTCAAAGTATTATGAATGCGTAAAAGACAAAGTACCTTCAGTTGTAATACACGCTGCTAAAACACGACTTGGTTGGAACGAAACAAATAGAGTAGATATAACTTCAGGTGATAAAGCAATTAATATGCCTGTAATAACATTTGTTGAAACTGATACTGAATAAAAAATACAATCCTTTATTTGAATCTGATGCTAGATACTTTATAATTACAGGCGGGAGAGGTTCAGGTAAGTCTTTTGCAGCAACAGTCTTTTTGACTTTGCTTACAATGACAAAGGGTATTAGAATACTCTTTACCCGTTTCACAATGACTTCAGCACACTTATCAATCATTCCTGAGTTTTTAGAAAAGATAGGGCTTTTAGGATTTGATGAAGTCTTTAGTATAAACAAGTCTGAAGTAGTAAATACTAAAAACCAAAGTGATATACTATTTAGAGGTATTAAGACATCAGCAGGAAATCAGACTGCAAGTCTAAAGTCATTACAAGGCATAAGTTGTTGGGTATTAGATGAAGCAGAGGAACTTATTGATGAAGATATATTTGACACCATAGATCTTAGTATTAGAGAAAAGAATATACAGAATAGAGTAGTGCTGATATTAAACCCAGTTACTAAAGAGCATTGGATATACAAAAGATTCTTTGAGGACAAAGGCGTTGAAGCAGGTTTTAATGGCGTTAGAGACAATGTATGCTATATCCATAGTACATACCTAGACAATAAAGAAAACCTCTCTACGAGCTTCCTAGAGCGTATTAAGACTATAAAGCATAGGAACTTTAAAAAGTATCAGCATAAAATACTAGGAGGATGGTTAGATAGAGCAGATGGTGTGGTATTTACTAACTGGAGTATAGGAGAATTTAATCCTGATGGCTTACAGACTTCTTGTGGAATGGACTTTGGCTTTTCTGTTGATCCTGACAGTCTCACACAAATTGCCATTTGCAAGAAGAAACAAAAGATATATTTAA